GGACAAATCACCAGAGGAAATATTTGACGAACATGCGACGTAATTCCGCCAAAAAAACCGGCGGATAAAAAGGAGTTTTTATCATGTCCGAATATACGCATTATGGTGATATTTCTCCACGTACCAATTTCGCGGCCTGGGGCAAGCTGCTCAAGCGGACGGTTCCGGGAATTGTAACGGAACGGACCGCCCAGACAAAACCCATGCCCAAAGGCAAGGGCCGGGTGATGATCTTCCGCCGGTACCTGGTACTTGCAAGGGCCACCGGTCCATTGCAGGAAGGCGTAACTCCCCCAGGCACCAAACCGCAGTACGTGGATGTGCAATGTACGTTAGAACAATACGGCGACTGGATCGGTCTTACCGATGTTATCCAGGATACCCACGAAGATCCGGTTCTGGCAGAATTTAAAGGTTTGCAATCCCGGCAAATGCGGGAGACCCGTGAAGATCTCAATATCGGGATTCTCAAGGGCGGAACCAGCGTTTTGTATGCGAACGGCGCTGCCCGAACCGATGTCAACACCTTTTTTGATAAGGGTGATCTGAAAAAAGTAATCAGAAGCCTCCGGGGATCGGATGCCGAATATTACATGGAAATTTTGGCCGGATCACCAAAATACGCCACAGAACCCATTGGTGCGTCATTTGTCGGATTCGGCCATACCGATATCGAAGCCGATCTGACCGGGATTGCCGGATGTACCAAGGTTCAGAACTATCCGGATCCATCCAAGGCCATGCCGTATGAAGTCTGCGCCGCAGAGAACATCCGGTTTCTGTTGACCACCATGTTCTCACCCTGGGCGGATGCCGGCGGTGCCAAGGGGGCCATGCTGTCAACGACCGGCGTAAACGCCGATGTCTATCCGGTGATCGTGGTTGCTCCGGATGCCTGGTGTACGGTGCCGCTTCGCGGTGTGAATTCCGGCAACATCGCCGTTGTCAACCCAAAACCCAGGGGCGGCGATCCATTGGGCCAGCGCGGCACCCTGGGCTGGAAATTCTGGCACGCGGGCTGCATCCTGTCCGATGAACTGATGGAAAGAATCGAGTGCGCGGTGACGGAAAATCCGACATAGGGTGTAAGTAGCGTCAAGGGGTTCAGGGCTTAAAGCTCTGAACCCATAACCCAATAAATAAACAAGAAGGAGTATTGACATGGAATTAAGTGGTGTAGTGCATGGAACCTGTGACGGTACCGGCGCGGTGATCAATGTGTGCCTGGGGTTTATTCCCAGGCATGTCAAGGTCATCAATCCCGAAGATGTCGGCGCACTTTATCCCGAAGCTGAATGGTGGAAGGGTATGAAAGTCATTGCCGCACTGGATGAAGGTATTAAGGAAAGCGGAATAGCGGCACCGACTCGGGCTTTACTGGCAGCCGACGGGATCAGCGAATATCCCGGCGGCGATGAAATCGTCTTTGACAGTGCATCCGGCAATTGGGTCGATAATTTAACGGATCTCAATTCCAAGGAAGAGATCTATGTTAACGGCCATTATGAACGGGCCGCCGCTACGGCGGCCTTGTATCAATGTTATGGCGATGCGGTCGATCCCGATCCAAGGCACGGTATGAAGCTGAAGACGACGCCGGGATTTAAGATCGGCGCCGACGCAGATCTGAATGTCAGCGGCGAACAGCTGCTCTGGATCGCTACGCGGTAAATCAAACCTGGGATCCCGGCCCGAGTCCCCGGGATCCCCTATGAATTCAACCGGAGAAGAATTATGACAGAAAATACCCAAGAAAAACCGAATGACCGGCCAAAAAACGCGCCCAAGGAATTTGCATTGATTAAATTTCCAGGGAAAACCCGAAAGCAGGATCCTGACATTATCTACGTTCGGGTGAACGGAAATCCTGTCAGGATGAAGCGAATTGAATTTATCCCGGTCAAGCTGGAAGTGGTTCATGCCCTGCGAAACGCGACTGAACCCGTTGTGGAGTCTGAGGATTCCGCCGGCGGCGACGTGGATATGGTTCGCCGGCGGAAAGTGGTGTCTCACGCGCCGCGGTTTCCGTTTGAGTTGGTGGGGTGGATAACCGCTAAAGATTTCAATAAGCTTCGAAAAATCGCGCTTAAACGCAGCATCACCGATCAGGAAGCCGATAAGGCGATATATGGCTAGTCCCTATGCCAGAACCGTATTGCAAATTTTAGACGATACCCTTCGGCTTTGCAATGATTTCCGGGCGTCCGGATCAGACGGCAAAAAATGGTCCTGGGAAGAAGCTGAAACCGCTTTAAAAGATACGGTTTTGGATATGGTTCGACGAACGGGAGTATTAAAGGCTGTTCGGATTCTTCCCTTGAAGGAAGATGTGGCCATTTATGATCTGTTCGGTGATTGCATCCGGATATTAAGGGTCGGGATCCACGGCCTATCCGGCACGGTGGTCTTGCCGCGGTCCATGGCTGAATATGATCGATCAGGCCGCGGCATGGTAGAGGAAGGTTTTCCGCGAGAATTCTTTAAGGATAATATCGATTTCGGTAAGATCGGATTTTACCCGACGCCAAGCGCGGACGGATCGAGTTTTACCCGTGATAGCGATTACGGTCTTTTACGGCGGGTTGTGGATGAAGACGGCAATGTTTTGCCTTACGATGACAACCTGGCTTTACGGCGAATATCCGGGGTGCCGTTTACCCGGTCCGGCGACGGCCAAATTATCCGGGAGATTATTTCACCGTATGGGAACATCATGCTTTCGTTCGTGAGAGCGCCGGAGTTTCCGGACAACCCGAATCAGTATATCGACAGTGAAATACCGGAGTATATTCACAAGGATTTAAAATACGGTGTTGCCGACCGGCTGTTGACCGGATCCCGGCTTAGAGTCCATCAAGTCAAAAAAAAGAAGTTCGGTCCGAAATGGTACGGGGCCGTCAAGGATCTTCAGTATAACGCCGAGCATAAAGGGCCGCTGGATGATGCGGGGATCCCCGGCGGCGGCGTGACCGGTCCAATGAGCGGCGAACTGTTTGATTATCCATCTGAGTAAAATCAATTATTATGAAGAAAAAATACATTAAACCAAAATATGAATTGGTTAAAAACATGACATTCATGTTTGATGCTATTAAGAAAAAAAGAGGGAAATATGGTTGCCGACAATGTTCAACCTGCCATGGTTGCAGATAAATACGAGTACAGTGAAGCTGATGATTTATACGATCAGGATTTATTAACGGGGGATATGTGTGAATTTTGTGGTAGTGAGATATATAGTACTCCTGCCTGCACCTTTCACTGTACTAATGATAATTGTGAGTCACATCATATTCGAATAGATGTATAGGGTTTTTTTAAATGCTTCTGTCAGAATATAGAAAAGATCGTAATGCGCTTTCCAGAAAGGCGCTTCTATTGGCCGGGGATCCCCTGGGCGAACGATGGAGTTTAACCCGAGCGGCACAGGCATTGAATGACGTTGTTCTTGATTTCTGTCTAAAGACGCGGATGATCAAAGAGGAAATCAATGTTCAGCTGAAAAAGAGTGTTCACGAGTACGATATCAAAACCCTGGTTGAAGAAGACGGCACGTTGCGCTTTTACGGATATCCGACCAGGTTGGGATTCAACGGGAACAACAATCCCGCAATGTGGCCGACGGCATTGCTGGCCATCGATCTTCTTGGATGTCCTCAAACATCCGGGACCAATACGCATCAGTGGCACCTGGATAGCGTCAGTCCGGGGAAGGTGATTCTGTTCGGTCCGCCGGCGGAAGACGGCGAGGCATTGCCTTCGGAAGAAAACAACATGCAAGTGACCTATATCGCACTTCCGGCCTACATGAGCGCCGGAGATGCTTTCCCGGATACCAAGATCCCGGTGATTTCCTACGAGGCGTTTCCATACGGAACGGCGTCCAGGCTTTTGGATGAAGGGGATGAACAAGACTTGCTGAAATCCCTTGAAATGGATTTCATGTACCGGAAATGGACACTGGAAGCAATTGCCGATGAATATCGAAATTTAACCGCATATGACGATGTGAGGCCGGTTTGACAGAGATAGAAGGTGAAAAGGTAAGGACATGATTATCATTATGCCCGACGGCGTGGATATAGAATTGGATAATTTTGGTGAACATGAATTTGTCTGTCCATGCTGCGGTGAAAATAAAATGCAAAGCTTGTTTTTGTGGAAATTGCAACAGGCCCGATCAGAAGCAAGAATACGATTTGATATCGAATCCGGGTATCGATGCAAAAAACACAATAAAGAGGTCGGCGGGAAAAAGGCTTCGGATCATTTGTTCGGAGAAGGCGTAGATATTTTAACCCGAAACTCTTCTTGCCGATGGAAAATCATCGAGGCGGCTATCGGAGTAGGCATTAAACGGATCGGTATCGGTGAAACCTTCACCCACCTGGGCACCCGGCGACAAAATCCCCAGCTGGTAATGTGGACCTATCCACGAAAATACACGGCGCTGAGTCAGAAATGAGCAGACCCATTATCATATCCAGCCACCAGGGCATTGCCCCGCGGTATGATCCTGCATTAAAAAAGGGATTTGCCCGGACCGCGGAGAACTGCGATCTTTCATCCGGAAAGATCAAACCCCTGGCCGATGCCGTTCTTCAGAAAGCGGATACGAATTTATACAACTCTCTTTTTTTTTATAACGGCGCCTGGCAAACCGGAAACAACAAACATTATCTGAATTGGAAGATCGGGAATTTTGATCTGTTGATTTACCTGTCCGGCGGAGTACCGTACAAGAAAGTCAACGGGACTGCAGCACCCTTGGGCCAAACCCGCCTTGGAGCGCCAACGCTTGAAAGTCAAACCGCAAGAACAACATTGGATATCACTGCAGATCCATATGGTTGGACACGATCTAAAACCATG